AATTTTGGAACTGGACGGACTCGACTGATGAAGGGCGTGTTCTGCGTTTCGATGGTGTAATTTCCCAAGAAACGTGGTGGGGCGATGAAATCACTCCTGCAGTGTTTATGCAGGAACTCCAATCTGGCAGTGGTGATATAACCGTTTGGTTAAATTCTCCCGGCGGCGATTGTGTGGCCGCAAGCCGTATATACACAATGCTCATGGATTACAAAGGAAATGTCACGGTGAAAATTGACGGCGCAGCTTATAGTGCCGCCTCAGTTATTGCCATGGCTGGTACACAGGTGCTTATGGCACCTACTGCCTTAATGATGATTCATAATCCGTGGGCAATTGCAATCGGTGACAGCGAAGAAATGCTGAAAGCGTCTGCCATGCTGGATGAGGTCAAAGAAGCGATTATGAATGCGTATCAAATCAAAACAGGCATGAGCCGGACAAAATTATCAAATCTCATGGACGCGGAATCCTTCTTCCCTGTGCATAAAGCTATGGAGTTGGGTTTTGCCGATGGGATGATTACGGATGAAAAACGCACAAATCTGCCAGCGGATTCAGGTGCAGAAAATTACATTTTTTCACGGCGAGCAGTAAATAACTCGCTTATGAATAAGGTTTTGGCAAGTGTGCGTGAGCAGAAAAATATTAGCGCGCCACCAATTTCTCAAGTGCCGCAGGGCATCCCTGCCGAATCGCTGGAAAAGCGATTGAATCTAATCCCACATTATGGAGGTTGATGTTATGTCTACAGTTCTTGAACTGCGTGAAAAGCGCAACAAATTATGGAATTCCGCTAAACAATTTCTGGACAGTAAGCGGGATGCAAACGGTATGGTTCCTGCGGAAGCTGCCGCTGAGTACGACAAGATGGAAGCGGATATGGTTAATCTGGGCAGAGAAATCGAAAGGCTGGAACGCCAAGCGGCCCACGATTTGGAAATGGGCCAGCCGACCACCAAGCCGATTATAAATGTTCCTCACAAAACCCCTGCTGCCAAAACCGGGATGGCTTCTGAAGAATACAAAGAAGATTTCGGTCTTGTTATTCGCGGAAGGCACACCATCCATAACGTGTTAAGCACTTCTCCCGATGTAGACGGTGGGTATCTTGTGCCTGTTGAATTCGAGAGGCAAATCGTGAAAGGGCTGGATGAATATAACGTAATCCGCAAAATTGCCCGTGTTATTAAAACCACTGCGGAGCGCAAAATTCCCATTGCTGCTGACAAATCCGTAGCCAATTGGACTAAGGAAAACGCTGCCATTACTGAAAGTATGATGAAGTTTGACCAGAAATCTCTGGATGCTTACAAACTGGCTACCCTCGTTCGCATTAGCGTGGAACTTTTACAGGATTCAATGTTTGACCTTGAAACTTATATTGCGGACGATTTTGCCAGAGCGTTTGGCGTAGCTGAAGAGCAAGCGTTCTGCATCGGTGACGGCGATGATAAACCCACCGGGATTTTCCGTGAAACAGGCGGCGGCACTATTGGCGTAACAGCCGGAAATACCATAAACACAGACAATCTTATTGATTTAATTTACGCATTAAAAAGCCCGTACCGCAGAAATGCAGTATTTCTCATGCGTGATATTACCGTTTCCGCTATCCGCAAATTAAAGGATTCCAACGGTCAATATTTATGGCAACCAAGCGTTCAGGCGGGAGAGCCGGATAAATTGCTGGGATATCGTTTATACACATCTCCGTATGTTCCCATTGTTGAGGCGGGTTCATTGCCTGTGGCTTTCGGTGATTTTGCACATTATTGGGTTGCAGACCGCATGGGGCGTACTGTGCAGAGATTAAATGAACTTTTTGCCGGAAACGGTCAGGTAGGCTTCATTGGAACACAGCGTGTAGACGGCAAGGTTATTCTTGCTGAAGGTATCCAGCTTTTGCAAATGGGCGGCACAACAACAGGGTAAGGGGCATGGATAAAATTGAACTCCTGCTTCCCAAGGTCAAAGCCAATCTGATTATACCGCATGATGAGGACAACGAGATAATAACTGATTGTATCCTCGCCGCAATCGATTATGCCGAAGGTTACCAGCATGTGGTTTATGGAGAAGATGATAAATTGCCTCCTGCAACCGTGCAGGGCGTTGTTATGTTAGCAAGCCATTTTTTCGAGAGCAGAGATGGAGCCACTGCGGGATTTTTTGCGGATAAATCCAATGCGGCGGCACAAGTTTGGCAAGCGGTTAATCGGCTGTTTTCCATGAACAAGAGGTGGTCGGTTTGAGTTTCGGCAAAATGAATCAATTTATAGACATCGTGGAAACGGTCCCGCAAAAAGACCCGGAAGGGTTTGTAGCCCAAACCGACAATATTTTGGCATCCGTCCGGGCGTATGCAGAACAACGGTACGGAAATAAAAGCTGGGCAAACCGGGCGGCATTTTCCACCGCAACCGTATTGTTCCGATTCCGTAAAATACCCAACGTGGAAGTGGACACCACACACGCCATTATATGGAACGATGCGAAATACCGCATAACAAGCATAGAAGATGTTCGCAATCGTGGAATGTATTGGGAAGCACTCGCGGAACGCATAGAACCAAGCAAGGGGTGATTTTGTGGCGAAAGTAACCATGATTATGCCGGACGAATTACTGGAGCGGTTTTCCAATTTGGCAGACCAAACCGACAGGATAATTAATTCATGTCTGGAAGCCGCCGGGAATGCGGCACTGCCCTATGTCCGTGACGGTTTGGAAGGTGCAATCGGCAAAAACACAAAACTTCCATCACGCGCCACCGGGGAATTGGTGGGTGCTTTGGGTGTTTCTCCCCCAAAAACAAACAGCCGAGGGGTACGAGATGTAAAAATCGGATTCAATGAACCCCGGCGGGATGGCAGACCCAACGCGCTGGTGGCAAATGTGTTGGAATACGGTAAAAGCGGTCAACCGCCTAAACCCTTTCTGAAATCCGCAAGAAATAAAGCGCGGCATTCGGTAGAAGCCGCAATCGAGGCACAGTTTGATGAGGAGGCTAAAAAATTGTGACAATTTTAGAAGAATTAAACACTTTGATAGCCAATATTCCCCTGCCCGTGGAAACGGGGGTGTTCGGCGGCGTACCACCGGATGAATACTGCGTCCTTACACCAATAACGGAGGATTTTTCATATTTTGCCGATAATCGCCCACAGGTTGATGTGCATGAAGTAAGAATTTCACTTTTTACCAAAGGGAATTATCTCCGGCGCAAAAAGCAGATTGTGGATGCGGTGCTGGCGGCAGATTTCACCATCACCGACCGCCGCTATTTGGCACATGAAGATGATACCGGGTTTTACAACGTGGCTGTAGATGTAGCGAAATATTATCCAGTAGAGGAGTGATTTTACATGGCAACAATCGGAATGGATAAATTGTTTTATGCAGAAATCACAGAAGATGCAGACGGCAACGAAACATATGGCGTACCAATCCAAATGGCAAAAGCCATAAGCGGCGATTTAACCGTGGAATTGGTGGAAGCAAACCTTTTTGCTGATGACGGATTGGCAATTGTTATCAAAGACTTTAAAAGCGGAACGCTGGTCATTGGTACAGACGATTTGAAAAAATCGGTAGTAATGGCATTAACAGGCGCAACCCTTGACGAAAACGGCGTATTGATAGCCGCATCGGAAGATATAGGAAAACCCGTAGCTATAGGATTCCGCGCACAAAAACCCGGCGGGTTATATCGTTATTTTTGGTTTTACCGTGTGCAATTCGGTTTTCCCGGCACAAAATTACAAACCAAAGGCGATTCAATTACTTTCCAAACGCCGTCTATTACGGGAACGGTACTCCGTAGGAATAAAGTGGATGGTCAAGGAAAACACCCATGGAAAGCGGAAGTTACAGAGGGGGATGAAGTACCGCAATCCATTTTTGAAAATTGGTACAGCGAAGTGTATGAACCCGAATTTACCAAAAGTGGAGGTAGTGAACAAATAGGCGGCGGCGATTCCGGCGATGGGGAACCCGGTGATGGGGAACCCGGCGGCAACGGCGAACCCGGACCCGGCGATGGCGAACCCACAGGTGGCGGCGATGACGGACCCGAAACAGAACCCGTAGACGAGGAGGCAAATAATGGATGACGATAGAAGCGCATGGGTAAAAATTGGCGGCGATGAATACGAAATGCTGCTTACAACAAGGGCAACACGCGAAATCGGTAAAAAATACGGCGGGCTGTCAAACCTTGGGGAAAAATTATTTTCTTCAGAAAATTTTGAAATGGCTTTGACAGAAATTATATGGCTTATTGTTTTGCTGGTGAACCAGCCAATTCTAATCCACAACTTGAAAAATAAGGATAATCCCAAGGAATTGCTGACCGAGGATGAAGTGGAAATCCTTACATCACCCGCTGAACTGGCAACATTTAGGGAAGCGATAACAGCGGCGATGCAAAAAGGCACAGGGAGAAATGTGCGTAGCGAACCAGAATCGGGAAACAGGTCAGCCGGGTAGATGATGTGGAAGTATTTACCCGGCTTTACTACTGCGGAACGGTACAAATGGGAATGACTGCCGACACATTTTGGAATATGTCAATTGGCTTATTTTTGGATTTGTGGGCGTGCCA